ACCGAAAAAGTAAACGATATGACTGTTCAGAACCTCGAGCTCTATAAAGATCTTTAATACTCTTTGCAAGCTTCTTCTTATCAGCGAGTATAGACCTCGGTATTGTTGGCATCAACTCACGATGTAAAAACTCAAAGTACTTATCGTATGTTTTATCGATGTCTTGGTAATCAAGAAGACTCTTGGATACCTCAATGGCATTATTAGCCTGATCCATCCACTCATAGTAGGCCTTTAAAAAATGAGTGAAGTTAGGATTATCTCCTCTTACGAAGAACGGTAATTGATCTTCGATAATATTTGAGATCTTCTTCTCAGCCATCAGTACACCACTGGATAGAGACCGGTATCAACTACGGTAGTCGATACACCGCTAGTTGTCGCCGTTGCAGTAGTAGCAGCAACTGCAGTTGTAACATCATCTATTATAGTAACCTTAGCATTTGCGATCAAAAGAATCTGATTACGAATTGCAGTAACATCATTTTCATGAGGTACAGCAAATATACTCAAAAAAGAACCATCTATGGCAGTTGGTAAAAATGCATTAAGTTTAACTAACCCGGTGGTATAATTTACGGTACCTGCTGTTGCATCGGATACGACTCTCGAACCATCTGATTCTATGTAATAGATACGAACATTGCCGTTGCCGTCATCATCGAGATACGATGTTGTTTTTTCATTAAATGTAAACTTAGATGAACTGATAGCATAAGCGTGTCCAGCGTGCGGATGATTTAACTTTTGGTTAAATGCAATATTATAAGTGGCACTCTTTGTAGTCGATGGAATAAATCTTCTTTCCATACTTATGCTAGTTAAGCTGCTTAAGATAGATGAATCAGAATCATCAATGGCTCTTGTATACTTTGAGAATCTAAACTTCTTTTTATTAAAGTCACTAAGATTATTGTTCTCAAAGTTTTCGATGCTCGTATTGATTTTAGTTTGCACTTCAGCTGCGCTTAGTGTCGTCAGGTTCTTATCCCAACGTACTGTAGTCGTTGGATTTACATACAGGTATTGTGCATCGACAAACTCAGTATCAATAGATAAGACATTATGTTTCTTTAAAACATTTTTAATCTGACCTTTACGAGTCGAAGATATAACGCTGCCGCTGACAGGCTTAACTGATATGAAGACCTTTCCAAATATCGGAGGATCGTTTTCTTCTCCACCCCAAACACTTATGGATTGTATATCACCGGTTTCGCGTAGAATAATTCTTTTATAGTCCTCTGCAAGTACGGCACGATTCTGAGCTTCGAAGTTCTTTGGCGCATTGAACTTTATCGATTCATTCGACTCAAAGGATGCACCGCCAGCTGTATTTGCATTTACGACAGTTGTGAATACACTCGATCCAGCAACTGTGCTAGGATCTGTAAACGTACCTATGTCATTACCAAGAGCACCGCTACAAGAACGATAACTTACAACCACGATGTTTCCATTCTGCGGTTTCTTTCCAAGAACACCATCTCCAAAATATATTTCATATTGATTCTCAGATTCTTCTTCAAGGAAATATACCGCTGAGTTCGCTGCAACTTCTGTAAGATCGGTAGCAAGAGTGTATCTTGTTGATGAAGTATCAGATGCTGATTCCTGCACATCCACAACTATAGAGGTTGTATCTACATTTTCGTTTTGCAGTATAATTCTTTGAGTATCGAGATTATCGACTGTGAATCTATGCGTAAGTGGTTGACCTTCTACTACCGTGATGACGCCACTATAGTTATTTGCAGCATTTAATGTATATGATTGCGGAGTAACAAACTTAAGTGTTTGTCCATCTACATCTGCTGTCCATTCAGTGTTCTTATCCACAGTAATACTTGTCGGTGATCCCGTAGGAGTAACCGTTACAGTAAAGTTTGTGTTAGCACCACGAGCAGATGTTGGCATATAGTTCAACATCTTTGCTCTTGATACAATACTTTCACGCAGTTGTGCCGAGTCAAGAAACATTTCGTTGCCGACCATACTTGTGTAAAAAGCATTCTGATACGTGTTATAAGCGAGCATATCAATCAATAGACTGATTGCAGAACCCTCGAAGTTAAAGTCTAGGAATTCTGGTTGTGCTCTTAAAAAATCTTTGAGTGATTCCTTGATATCATCAAAGTCTAACTCTGTCACGCTTATGGTTGAATTAGCTGCCATTATCGAACTCTTTCTAACAGTACATCGACCTCGATGGGTTCCGGTATATTTCTAACACTAAACTTTATGCTTACTCTCAGAGCGTTCTGATCTTCCAGCGCTGTCGTGTTGATATCTTCTACTATTGCTCTAGGTTCGCTGTTCTCTAAAGCTCGCTTAATATTTTGCGTAATAGTATATTCAGTGATAGGAGACATATTTTCAAATAATTGCGCAAGAACATCTCCTCCGAGCTCGGGCTGATACGGCCTTTCATAAAAGTTCGTAAGAACAATATTCTTTACACTCTGCTTTATAGATTCAGCATTTGCAACCAGCTTCATATTACCGGTTACAGGATGAACATTAAAAGACATAGGAATGTCTCTATAGATCTCCTGTTCTATCTCGGACTGTAAACCGGTACTGGTGATTCTGCTTGCCATCTTAAAACTCTAATAATTTATATTATTTATAATCCCTCTACCTCAGTTAGTGCAGACGTTCTTGCTGGAATAATCGGATGATTATGATCAACCTTTCCGCCTTCTTTATCAACATAGTGGTCTCTGTCGATCTTTTCTTTGAAATCATCGACGTAGTGATATGTTGCAACACCACCGTGTTTTATGCCGGTGGTTCCAGCTATATCTGTCCTGAGGTTAGAAGAATAATTTTCTGTGACTGCGCCAGTTACACTCGATGTTTGTGAGCTCGCTATAGTTTCACTATGTGAACCGTTTACCGTTGTGCTATGAGAATGCTTACTAGTGTCAGTACCATATGTTTCTGTCACATTACGTAAAACTGTTTCGTTTGTGCTACCTGTTACAAGTTTTGTATGGAAGTTCTTATCGATTTCAGTTCCATAGGTCTCGATGACATTTGTTTCAACTGTTTCGTTTCTACTACCCTTAATAAATGAAACTTGATCTCCAAGAATTGACTCGTGAGAGTTACCTTTAATCGTTTCATGTTTATTGCCATCGACTTGAATATTCCAATCACCTTTAATATATGTTTTACAGTTTGACTCGATAGTAAGATTTACGTCACCTTTGATATTAACGAAATTCGTTCCATGAACGACCTCATAGTTATTTCCAACGACTCTGATGTGTTTTGTTCCATCGTGATCTATTTCATAAAAAGTTCCTGACCGATGATATTCATGGATACGAGTAGCATCTGGTGTATCATCGTATTCTTTAATGTGACCACTTTCAGATTCAAACACATGGTTCAATGGATATGAAGTAGAGTATCTAGATTTACCACTATTTTTAGTTAGATGCGTCGTTTTTGGTTCATCCCATTTTTCTTTGGTAAAATCCGTGTCTGGATACTTTATTGGATTAATGTTATCGGCGTTACCACTTGCATCTACTGATTGAGGAGCACCGGCCGCAGGAATAGGATGAACATTTTTATCGTTGATAAATTCGTTTTCTTCAATGAAGCTTGGTCTTGGTACAGCATTTGGACCGGTTGACTTTCCTGACATAGTAGGATAGTTGCCAGCTGCATCAAGAAATTTATCGTCTTTCTTTTCTTTGTTGCCATATATGTCTAGGCCAGCATCTCTTGCTTCACCATCAGCATATCCTCTGGGCAATTCTTCAAACTCATCTCGTAGAGTTTGGTCACCATGAGCAATCATAACACCAGTAAGAGCAGCATTATCTTTCGATGCGAGAACTGGATGACTAGCGTTACGAGCAAGACGATTCGTATCCGGCCTAAGCCGATCGTTCTCTTTCTCACCAGTTTTGAACTCTTCATTGGCTTCACTATAATTTTCGGCCGGTAGAGTCGTACCTCGAGGATATCGACTTACGTATGGTTGATCCTCAGAATGGCTTTCCCAAACACTCAAGTTATTTTCTTTGGTTCGACCAGTAGGATCGTTAAATCCTTGTGATGGATCTCCAGCTTCACTTGGAATAGCAGATATAGATCCCATTATAACCGGCCGTTGTGCTTCCTTACCATCAAGAAAGAATCCTACAACCCATGTTCCCTCGACGAGTCCGAGCGCGGTATGACCAACATCACCCATAGCAGCAGATGTGATCGACTGAATTGGTTGTGCCCAAGGTAGATTATCGGTCGGCGTATCCGACTTGCTCTGCGAGTGGAATCCATAACAACGTACACGGACACGACCAAGCTGCAAAGGATCGCCTCTATCCTCTACGACTCCCATCCACCAAATAAACTCAGTTCCCATATTAAGCATTAGTCACTTCCTCAACTTTCTTACCATAGACATCCTTCACACAATCCATGACGGTATAGAAAGACATATCTTCTTTGTTAATTACATGTCGAACCGCGCCGACGAAGAACTTTTTATTATACAATAGATTCTCTTTTTCCATAAATTCTTTCACTTCAGTATTCTGTGGTATCACAAGTTCAACTACCTGACCAACTTCAATATCAGAGTTACCTGGAATAGTAACTTCTAAGACAATGTTGTTAAGTTGTGTTCTTGATGTAACATCAAAGGATAAGAACTCGTGTAACTTACGTGGGTTACGAAGTTGTTGATCCGTTTCTTGTGTAGGATCATTTGCGAATGGATCGTGAACTCTTTCCTTTATAAATGGTACGGTTCTAGGATCACCGATGTTTGTTGGAAGAAAATACTTATACGATGATTTAGTCGTTGTCTTGAAGATAGAGTTCTTTGCATATAACTTTTCATTTGGTTTCTTTTCAAGATGTGCAAAGTTCTTTGAATCATCATCATAGTTGAATGTCTTTTCAGTATATCTTTTCAGTATAGGATCAAGAGCTTCAACATCATGACTATATAAACCGCTTTCAATATTCTCCTGTGTATCGACCTGCTTCACTACTCGTAAATCTTCAATGAGTTGACGCGGGTGAACCTTTTGAGATCCATCCATCAAAGGTTTTTCGGTACTTGCTTCTGATAGGAAGAACTTTTCGAAGGGTTCTTCTACCAATAAACTATCGAGAGTCCTGAAGTTCCATCCATCGTACGACTCATAGAACACAAAGTTAGATGCTTGGCTGGTATCTTCTAGCGGTTCATTGCTATCCTGACCGCCTGGAGGAATCTTTTTATTTCCAAACTTATATGTGTTGTAACTGCCACCAGTTTTGGAGATACCCTCTCTTGCGGCCATGTTGATTGCAGTGATTGGTTTTTCGCCAGGAAAGTTAAGATTCAGAAAGTTAGAGCTCTCTTGTAGCTTGATCTCTTTCTTCTTAATAAAATAATGTTCTTCTTCAGTTGGCTTGAGAAACTCCTCATAGATGCTCTTTGTAATTGCATCTGCAGTCAGATCCTTATATGATTTCTTAACCGATAGTCTTTCATTGTTGATGATCTCTTGAGATACACCTGTCAATAGATAAGTTTCATTTCTTTCAGCAGCCTTCTTTCTATCACTTACTTTGAAGATACGAAATACGTAAGTTCTAAAATCTTTGAAGCTTGGAGTACCGAAACGAATCACGAGTGTTTCGTCACCTACTATCGGGAAGAACTCAACTAGACCAACGGCTTCCATCATAGACACTTCACAATAGATACCGTTATCCATTATGTCGTGATATATATCGATACCCAACATAATTTCCTGGATATCACGAAAGTTCTTATCATGGTTGTATAGGATACAGTTCGCAATCTCTACGTTCTTTGCCCTATACGGTAACGAAGATAATCTTGACATTATTCAAATATGCTTTCAGCCTGATCGAGATATGTGTTTAGATATACATTATCGAGGACCTTGATGATTCTTCTATCATCATTTTTTTCCTGTTCATAAGTATAGTTTGATACTTCGCGTTTTTGATCTACAGGCAATCCTGCAAACGTTTCAGCATCGACTTGGAAATACTTCTGAGGTACGATGGTACCGTCAAACAGAACCTGCTTATCTTGATACTTCCATTCATAATGATGTAGTGTACCTTGTGCAGATGCAACTGAACCGTACTTAGATTTAATAAAGTTTATAAATGGATTATAATCCAGCGGCCACTCAAATAAAGGATCTATGATCTCATTTACTTTATATATGACCCAGTCAAGTGTAACATCACCATAAAATCTATCAGCAATGAACTGAGCAGTCTGACCTTCCTCTACTGTATGAGTATAGAATATAGCAGAACGTTCTCTCCAGACGTCTCTTAATTTATATCTGACTAGAGGATTCTTAATCGTTCTCGGCTTATTATTTTTCAGAAGATCGAAGTCAATAAGCGGATGATTCTCGAAGTAGTGTGCCATTATCTGTCGTCCGATTTGATATTTTCTTTTGTAACGATTGCAACTTCTTGCAGTTGCATTTCAATCTGTACTGCTACTGGTGCCTTTGCTGATCCATCGGGACTGATATGATACTGAGTTCCATCCGGATGATAGTTTACTGAGAATCCTTTTAACACCGAAGGTGCTATGTTGTACAATAACTCATTGTGATGAAAGTCTACATCAAACTGTTCTGGATAAGTTAAGAATACTGACTGACCAGCAACATCGCCTAGACTGGATCGACCAGGCGCAGCATGATATTTAAATAGCTTAATGATATTATAGATAGTGTTGGATTCTGCATAGTTCCTTGCAACGAGTTTCCAACTGAATGAATGTTCCCTCATTGCCGGTGAATCATAAAGCAGAGCCATAAACGGATTCCTTGCGATACCAGCTCCACCCATTGCACCTTTGACAGCAGGAGCAACCGCAGCACCTAGAATGCCTCCTACTACAGGAACTTTACTTGCGGCACCG